CACGGCGGTTTATGCGGGCGGCGCAGCAGTCACCTTGCCCAAGGGCATCGCCGGTTCATTCAGCTTTAACGGCAGGCACCCACGGGCTGAACAAATTATCGCAGAGGCAGGCGCAAGGCTTGTGACTGAGATAGGATCACCCGGTGTTGAGCCTATCCGCGCATTGATCCTACAGGCGCAGAAAGAGAGCGTTGGGGCGCAAGTCACAGCAAGACGGCTTGCAGGCGTTCTAAACCCCCGCACAGGCGTTCGTGAGGGCGGTATATTGGGGCTGGACGGCCCAAGGGCGCAAAGATCAACGCGGGTGCGTGAAATTCTCAACGACCCTGAGCAGATTGCGGACTATTTCAAGACGGTGAAGGGCAAGCAGGTGCCGCGCTACACGTCAACAGATCGGCGATTTGATAAGCAAGTGCGCACGGCGATTGCCGAGGGCAGGGCGCTGGACAAGTCAACGATTGAGCGGATTACCAAGGCCCACGATGCACGGCTGTTGAAGGCACGGGGCCAAACGATTGCCAAGAACGAAGCGTTTACAGCACAAGCCCAAGGACGCAATGAGGCGTATCAACAGCTTATGGACGGCGGCAAAGTCGAGAGTATCTCAAAGCGGTGGGATCATAACTCAGCGAAAGACCCGCGCCACGATCACCGCGCATTAGATGGCGTTGAGGTTGGTCTAAACGAGAGTTTTGACGTAGCGGGCGGCACAATGCTTTATCCCCACGACCCGGCGGCTGGCGCAGATCAAACGCTCGGTTGCCGCTGCACAGTGATATACGTCCCTCAGTATCGGAGGCCGGGAAGTTGACTATATCAATGGATGGAGTATCATTGCAGCGCGGATAGGGTAGCACCTGAAAAGCCGGAATATCCACCCGGCCTGCCGCGCATTTAAGTGGATCCTCGGGAGACGGGAATGAAGAAAACAAAGCTGCAAGTATCAGGTAGGATAAGTAATGCTATGTGGGTGAGGGGTTTTTGGCCGGACAATCTGCCAGAAGACCTTGATATTGAAATGGAAGCTTGCCGCAAATTCTATGAATTTTGCATCCAAATGGTAGACGCAGAAACAGAAGGGCGAATGGCGACCCTCAAGCCAAGACCCGCGCAGCAAAGGTGGCAACAGTTTGAAAATTTCGGCAAGTCATCATTAAAGGAACTGCAAAAAATCGTCGGCAAAAGTGACGCATCCGAAGCTAAAGGATGTTTCGACGTAATGGTTCCTCGGACCTTGTATTACAGGCTAAAAAAGATGGCCGAAGACGGTCAGATAAAAGACTAACCACACCACCCACATCATTGACCCAAAGGCCCCGTTAAGCGGGGTCTCTGGCGTTGGAGAATACGCATGGCACCCAAGACGTTTACCGCTCAGTTGTCGGACATCGCCGATCTGACCATCGAGGGTATGGAATACGTGATGCGCCAGTCTATCAGCGATGTGCTTGTAGGCGCGCAGGAAACGCAGATCGGCATCACTCAGGGCGCGACCACCTTTGTCGAGGGGAAGATCCCCGTGGGCACAACTGCGGAGTTAGTCAACAGCCTGTCCGTAGACGGTGGCGGCGAAAGCGCAGACGCCTTCGTTGTCGCAATCGCGGGCTTGGAAATCGGCGAAACCATGTCGTTTGCATGGAGTGCGCCACACGCCAGACGCATTAACAGCGGGTTTACGGGCACCGATAGCTTGGGCCGGACATATAACCAGCCGGGGCGGTTCTTTGTCGATGTGAATGCTGCGAAATTCCCCGCTCACGTCAAGAAACGTGCAAACGAGGTCCGTAGATGATTACTGACACCGCCATTTTAAACGCGCTTGGGCAGAGGCTTGCAACGCTTTCCCCGGCCCTGACAATCGGCTGGCCGAACAAGGACGTGCCAACCGGAACCCCGCATCCGTATTTGATATTCGCCCACGTGCCAGTGAGCCGGACGGACAGCACACTGACAGGCGGCGGAACAATCGTTCGCGGGTTTGCGCAGATCACGATCATGTCGGAGATCGGCGTATTCTCAACCGCTGCAACAACTATTGCGGACAGCATCGCAGCCTTGTTCCCGTACACGCTGCGCCTGCCCGTCACCGGCGGTTTCATCACCATCATGGGCCCGCCAGAGGTGCAGCAGGGCTATCCTGACGGCCCGCATTGGCGCGTCTCAGTGCGCATCCCTTACAGCGCGTCCTAATCACAACATCGGAGGCCAACATGGCACGCAAGAAAACCGCTCCGGCGGATCAAGAAACCATAGAGCAAGACGCTGCGCCAGAGACACCAAAGGCGGTCGCCAAGCCCGCTCGTGTTCGGCTGAAAAACACCAAGGCCAGCAACGGCACAGTCGGCGCAATCGCCACACCACTGCAAAAAGACGCTGCCGCATGGCGCGCAATCGGCTGGATCGACGCCGACTAATTGCCCCGCCTGCGGGCTGCGCCGGTAGCGCGAACGGTAGGCACTTCACTTCAACTTTGGACAGCAACACCCCGATTAGTCGGGCCTGTCCGCTTTGCCAAATGAAAGGGCAAATATCATGGCTACTCGGAATTCCATCGGAAAGACGATCTACTACTCAACAGCACTTCCAGCAACCAACGACAAGTCAGGCTTTGAGGCCCTGACGTGGGTTGAATTGGAGTTTCCACAAACACTTCCCCAATTCGGTGTGACCAACGCAAACATCGACGTATCCGACCTTAAAACCGGCTTTACCAAAGGCACCAAGGGCGCGGCATCCGGTGTTGACAGCCAAGGCTCGTTCCGCATCGACGGCAGCGCACTGGCAACAGGCCAAGCTGCGTTTAAGACGCTGTGCGACGGGCCAAGCGGCGCTTGCGCTATCAAAATCGGCACAGGGACGGGGGCAGCGGGTGCTTTGGTTGCAACTGACCCTGTGGAATACGCTCAGGGCTATGTTCATAGCTACCAAGAGAACCAAGCGACCGACAGTTCTTTCGAGGGCGCGGTTTACAACTTTAAGCAAAACGCCTTGACCGTCAAGGACGTTGAACCTGCCTAACTAATCCGCTTCGGCGGGTAATCGGGGGGCGGCGGAGTGGTTCGCCGCTGCCTCCCACATTGAACCGAACCCCAAGGATATCAAAATGGATTTTAACGCCAACTACAACAGCCGTGAAGCCGCTGAAACCGGAACGCCTATGCAGATCGTTGACCCGTGGTCTGGTGAGCCTGTGATGGACGGCGACAAGCCTTGTCGGGTAATCGTGCGCGGTACGGCATCGCGTTCTATGCAGGCTAAGATGCGGGCAAAGCAAAAGGCGGCTATGGCATCCAAAAAGGCCAAGGGCGACAATACGGACGATGAGGCGCGCGTCATGGAGGATGTGCATAACCAGCTTTGCGAAGGCGCTGCACCTTTCATCTTCGGGTTTGAGAACGTCATGAACGGCGACAAGCCCGCGACTGCCGAGGATGCAATGTGGTTCCTCGATCTGACATTCCCAGAAATGGGCGTGAAGGAAAACGCAGACGGCGAGCAGGTTACAGACAAAGACGGCTCGCCAGTGTTCGAGATGAAGAATAACCCGTTTGCAAAACAGATCGGTGAATTTGCCGGAACGCAGGCAAACCGCATGGGAAACGCGCAGAAGGGCTAACCCTTTACGCGCGCCAGATCGGCTATCTCCACGCCTTCCCCAAGGATCAAAAGCGATGTCGCTTGGATCAATGGAAAGATGCAGGCGTGGAGGACTTCGGCTTGCCGGAACTGGACGCAGAGGAATACCTGATCGGGCTGTTCTTTGATCTAGGCCCGACGCGCAGCAACGGCATGGTGGAAGGCCCGACGGACTGGGATATTCTTGCGCCGTATGCATCCGCCAAGGGGCTGGACGCCGACGACACCGCGATCCTGTCCGATATGTGCAAGGGCTACCATGCCGAGCGCGAAAACGGGACCAACGCGCTGGCAATCGCGCCGGTGGATAGGCCCAAGGCATCCCGTTAGCGGGGTGTCTGATCCGGCGCAGGCAGGCGGTCGCGGATTTGTTTAAGTGTCTTGATGACTTCGGAGGTGGCAAGCATCCCAAGCCCAGACGCCAGCAATGCGGCACCTTGATAGACGGTAATAAAATCACCGCTTGCAAACCCGACAAGTGTGAACATCGCGCCCGCGACTAGGGCGGCAGCACCTAAAATTCCTAAAATTCCGTCCACCATAATTCTCCATTGGTTCCGCACCCAACTTAGGGTCGCGGCCTATTTCTCGCAAGGATCAAACATGAGCCAGAATTTCGCTGATCTGATTCTTGGGGCCGATACGACTGGCCTACTCAAAGGCAAGAAGGCGCTTGAGGATACGACCAAGGCGGGTACGGCTACTGAAAAATCTGTTGGTGGAACCGAAAAGGGTTTCAAGAAAGCTGGCGACAGTGCAGGACGGGCCGCGCCACAGGTTGAGAAGTTCAACAAGGCAACAGGCGCGGCACACGCGGCTGCACTGAAGGCGACAAAAGCGGTTATTGGCATGGCTGCGGGGTATGCAGCGTTCGCCGCATCGAGCGCATCTCTGGGCAAGTTTATTTCCGCAACGGTAGAATCTGACAAGGCTCAGGCACAGCTTGCAGCAGCTATCACGTCAACCGGCGGCGCAGCCGGAAAGGCCGTGGGTGATCTGAACAATCACGCGGCGGCTTTGCAGGGCATCACGAATTACGGTGACGAAGTCACCAATGCTATGCAGGGGGTACTGCTGACATTCACAGCAGTTAAAGGCGACACATTCAACGCGGCCACAACTGCTGTTCTGGACCTTGCTACAGCAATGGGGACTGACCTTAATTCGGCGGCGCTGCAAGTCGGCAAAGCATTGAACGACCCTATACTTGGCATGACCGCGCTTTCCCGTTCTGGCATCCAGTTTACGGAAGCGCAAAAAGAAGCCGTCAAAGCGATGGTGGCTACAAGCGATGTTGCAGGCGCTCAAGCGGTTATCCTTGCCGAGCTTACAAAGCAATTTGGTGGGTCTGCCGAAGCCGCACGCGATACCCTTGGCGGCGCTCTGGCCGCTCTTGGCAATGCGTGGGGCGATCTATTCGAGATTGCAGGTCCAGCGTCTGAAAAGCTGCGGGCGTCAATTG